CGCAAGGTCAGTGGCAATGCTTTGATGCCAGCACCGGATATAGTCCCGTACCGCCAGGGTGCCCACGCCGATACGGTGGCCGGTATGCGGTTCCGCGAAGTGTCCACGGTCATCAAAGACCACATCCCAGTTCCCGCAGCGGTCGGGATGCGCTTCCATGTAGTCGGGCAATAGTCCCTGGGTGAACGTGGCGCTGTTCTTCCAGGGCGCGGCCTTGCCGGTCAGTTCGATAATCAGCGGGCGGGCGGCGTACATCATTTGCCGGGCATTGGCGGGCAGTGTCCCGTTGCTGCTGGCTTTGCGATAAGCCTGCTCCATGACTTGCCAGGCAGCGGCCTTGACGGTCATCGGCTTGACCTTGTGGGCGGTGCGTAGCTCCTCGAGGTCGCGGCCCTGCATCCGGTCGTTGCGGTCGGCTTGCCGTTTGGCTTTGGTGAAGCGGGCGGTCGCCAGCTTGACCAGCCGTTGCAGATCGGCGGCGATGAGTTTGGGCAGCATCGCCCGCGCTTTGCCGCGGTCCGCAAATACCATCGCCGGGCAGGCCAGATGCACCAGCACCACCACTGGATCGAATTGCGTACAACGCGCCTCGGTGAGGGCGGTATGCCGGTCGTCCCGGTGCGCCAGGGCACGATTACCCTCACCGCGCCCTGCGAGCGCTTCGAGGTGCTGGTCGTGAACCGCAAGATCAACCACGGCGGCCACCCGATACTGCGCTGGATGGCCGACAACGTGGTCCTCGAGGAGCGCAACGACGGCTCCAAGAAGCCGTCCAAGAACAAGTCCAGCGAGAAGATCGACGGCCTGTCGGCTTGCTTGACGGCGCTCGACCGCGCCATGGCGAGCACGGGCGGCGCCCTCCTCTACGTGGCCGGCGACGAGGTGACCGAGTGAGAGACATCTACAGTGACGTGCTGGAGTTGGCCGGTCTTGCCGGCCTTTCTTTTGCCGCCTGGCTGTGGCAGGGCGCGGCACTGGGCATCGCCGTCGCCTCCGCCTCGGCCATCCTGCTCGGTATCGCCTCGGCGGGCGGTAAGTCATGAGCATTCTGGCGCGTGCCGTGCGCGAGATGCGCGGCTATCTCGAGTTCACGACCTCCGGGCAGCAGGACTTCTGGGGCGGCAAGTTCCCCGGCGGCATCGGTACCTATGCCGGCCTCACGGTGACGCAGACGACGGCCATGACCTGTTCGGCCGTCTACGCCGCCGTGGCGCTCATTTCCGAGACCATCGCCACGCTGCCCTTCGACGTCTACCAGCGTTACGGCGACGGCTCGCGCTACCCGCGCACGATGCCCGACGCCAACGGCCGCGGCGGCTGGGTCGTGAAGCCCAACCCCGAGGTCGACGCCGTGAGCTTCCGTCAGCAGGGCGTGACCAGTCTCCTTCAGGACGGTAACGCCTTCATCGGTATCAATCGCCTGCCCGGATCGCGCGAACCGGTCTCGCTGTGGGTGCTCAACCCCACGGCCGTGAGCATCACCCGCAACCTGCAGAGCAACACCCTCGACTACCGCGTCAGTCTCTCGACCGGCGAGCAGATCATGATGCACCAGGGCGAGGACATCCTGCACATCCGCGGCCTGTTCATGCCCGGCGACATGCGCGGACTCTCGCCCTTAGAGCTGGCGCGGCAGTCCATCGGGCGCACCCTGGCGGCCGAGAAGTTAGGCGCCACCATCTTCGCCAACGGCGCCATGCCCGGCACCGTGCTCACGAGCCAGCAGCCGCTGCGCACGGAGATGGCCAAGGACATGCAAGAGCGTTTCGACGCCGCCCACAAGGGATCGGGCAACGCCTGGAAGACGGTGGTGCTGGGGTCCGGTGTGGACGTCAAGTCGGTGCAGATGTCGCCTGAGCAGGTGCAGATGCTGGAGACGATGCGCTACGGCATCAGCGACGTGGCGCGCTGGTTCCGCGTGCCGCCGCACCTCATCGGCGACGTGGAGCGCAGCACATCCTGGGGCTCAGGTATCGCCGAGCAGAACACGATGTTCGCCATCCACACCCTCGGCCCCTGGATCGTGCGCTTCGAGCAAGCCTTCAACGAACTGCTCTTCGACACCTTTGCCGACCGCGCCTTTTACTGCAAGTTCAACACCAAGGCATTCCTCCGCGGCAACCCCACGGAGCAGGCCGACTACCTGATGAAGAAGATACAGGCACAGGCCGCGACGCCCAACGAGTGGCGCTCGCTCGACGACGAGAACCCGCTGCCCGACGGCGGCAAGGTCCTCCAGAGCGTGCAGTTCACGCCCAAGGTCGTCGCGCAGCCGGCCGACGAGGAGGCACCGGAACTGGTGCCCTCAAGTAACGGAGGTGGTAGCACATGAGCATGGAGCGTCGCTACACGGCGACGGAGTTCGAGTTGCGCGAAAGCGAGACCGAGGGCCGCACGCTGTCGGGCTATGCGGCTGTGTTCAACTCGCCCGCCGTCATCGGCGGCCGCTTCCGCGAGCAGGTGGCACCGAGGGCCTTCAACAAGTCGCTGAAGGAGGCCGACGTGCGGGCGCTCTTCAACCACGACCCCAACATCGTCCTGGGTCGCTCGAGTGCCAAGACGCTGCACCTCAAGCCCGACGAGCACGGCCTGCGCTACGAGATAGACCTGCCCGACACGCAGCAGGCGCGCGATCTGTGGACGTCCATCCAGCGCGGCGACATCAGCCAGTCGTCGTTCGCCTTCGAGGCCATAAAACAGGAGTTCGCCGAAGCCGAGGAGCCCGGTGGCATGCCCACGCGGACCCTCAAAGAGGTCTTTCTCCACGACGTCTCGCCGGTCACCTACCCGGCCTACGAGGACACCGAAGTCCAAGCCCGCAACGCGGAGGAGGTCATCTCCGCTTACGAGGACCAACAGCGTGAGAGCACCACTCCCGAGCAGTCCGACGAGCAGCCGCAGGCACTCGCCGACACTCAACCGGAGCAGGAGCCGCAGCGCAAACCACATGTGAATCTGTTGAGAGGAGTGTAATGACATCCGAAGAACTCAAGCGACTTCACGCGGATTATCGGGTCGCGGTGGAAGGCGCCCGAAAGCCGGAGTCGGAAGAGGCGGCGGCTGCCGCTGAAGCCGATCTGATTGACAAAAGGCACGCGCTCGACGCTGCCCTTATCGAGAAGGAGCAGGAGCGCGAGGACGACGCCCGCATGGCGGCCGTCGAGGAGCGCGAGGCGGCAGCCAAGGCCTCGCAGGCGCTCGAGACGGCGGCCCCGCAGAGCCTCATCCCCTACGACGAGATCCGCTCGTTCGCCGAGAAGAAGACCAACCAGGTCTCCTTCACGCTCAGTCCCGTGCCTGAGAAGCGCGTCGATCTGACCGTCGTCGGCACGACCGCCTACTCGAACTACCTGGTCCCCGAGCAGTGGTACTCCAACGTCGTCATGTCGGAACTGGCGCAGAGCGGCGTTTTGCGCGCCGGTCCGACGATCATCAACACGCCTGGCGACAACACCCTGCACTTCCCCAAGCTCTCGACGGACATGACCTCGGCGAAGGTCGCCGAGGGCGTCACCGCCGGTGCCACCTATCCGGTGTTCGACGAAATCCAGCTCAAGGCCTACCGCATCGACGGTTACCTGGCCATCACGGACGAGTTCATCCGTTCGAGCAATCAGGACATCAGCAACCTGATGGGCGAGCTGATCGGCCGTTCACTGGGTGCCGCACAGGCGCCTTACCTGGCGAGTCTCGCCGTGGGGACGGGGTCCTCACTACCGCACGCCATCACCGTCCATGCTACGGCCGGCGTCGTCTGCGTGTCGCAGACCACGCCCACCTTGGACGAGATGAAGACCGCCTTCTATGCCGCACTCCCGCAGTACCGGAGCCGTGGTAGCTGGGTCGGCAACAGCACCATCACCCTCCAGATGGCGGTCGCCAAGGACGACGACGGCAACTACATGTGGCAGCCGAGCAACATGGCCGCCGAGCCGGATCGCCTTTTCGGGCGTCCCTGGTTCGAGGACGGTTACATGGCCGCCTCGACCACGGGCTTGGTCCCGGCCGTCTTCGGCGACATCTCGACTTTCTACGTCCGTTACGCGGGCGGCGTCGAGATCTCCTTCAGCCGCGACTACCTGTTCCCGCTGTTCGAGGTCACCTGCCGCTGGGCGCGGTGGTTCGACAGTAACCTCATCGACTTCGCCGGTGTGAAGAAGGTCACGCTCGGCTAGTCGAGTCTGCCGAGGGGCGGGCCGTAACTGGCCCGCCCCACCTTCAACCAGAAGGAGCGTGCCGTAAATGGCACACTACCCCAAGGCGCACTGTGCCGTCGGGCGACTGACGGCCTCGCAGATCAGCGCCAACACCCTGAAGGGCACCGTCATCGTGCCGCCACGCAGCGGCTACGCCATCCGCATCCTCGATGGCTGGGTGCGCGCTGTGGGCAGCGCTGTCGGTGGTTGCACGGAGGTCATCATCACCGACACGCAAAGCACCGCCGTGACTGTCTTCTCCAACACGGCGGCAAACATGACCGACGGCCTTGTCCTGCGCGGTGGAGCAACCGGCTCTGCTGTTACCGAGTTAGGCTCCACGCTGGGCAACGGCGCCGGCCTGCGCATCGGCTGCACCGGCACCACGGCCACCGTGACCACCGGTCTCGACTACTTCGTCAAATACGTCTACGAACCCGTCTACAACGCGGCCACGTAAAGGAGGCGGATCATGGCAGTCATAGCTGGTATCCAGTATCCCAAGATCCGCTGCTGTTACGGGCGGCTAACGACGGCGCAAGTAAACGGCACCACGCAGGGCGGCACGGTCGTGCTGCCGGCGCAGGCGGTGACGACCAGTAAGGCCACGATCACGTGCACGACTGTGGTCAACGCCGACTACGTCACCATCGATGGCATCCGCTTCACCGCCGCTACGACAGCGATACAAGCCAGCCGCATCTTCACCAGCGCCGGTGGGGACGCGGCGGTCGCCGCCAGTCTCGCGGCCTGCATCAACCGCAAGTCGACCGGGCTGCCCGGCGTAACCGCCGCGGTCACCTCCGGTAGCACCGTGACCCTCACCTGCGCACCGACACACCCCCTACCGGTCACCATGACCGCCAGTGCCGGGACGATCGTCTGTGTGGCCGCTAGCGGCAACCCCAACATCACCACCGTCGGCAACTCGCGCCAGATCACGGTCGTGGACGGCTGGGTGCGCGCCATCGGCGGTGCCGTGGGCGGCGGCAGTTGCACGGGCATCAACGTGGCCACCACGGGCGGCGTCGCTATCGCCGTCTTCATCAAGGCCGCGCTCACGGAGGGTGCCGTCCTGCGTATGGGCACGGCCACCAATGGCGTGGCGGCCAACCTCAACCTGGCCAACGCCCCCGGCGTAGGCCTCAAGATCCAGGCGGTAGGCGCTGATGTCACGACCGCCACGCACCTCGACTACTGCATCTACTACACGGTCGGCAAGGGCAACACGGCCACCTAAGGAGGCGAGATATGGCTATCGAAACGTTCCCCACAGTGCGCACGGTCTACAGGAACCTCACCGTGGCACAGGTCTACGGCGCGGGCGCGGGCTATGTCCTCGTCCCCGGTGCCAAGGGTATGCGCTACACCGTCACCGACGGCTGGGTGCGCGCCACCGGTAACTTCGGCAACGCCCACGTCACCATCGGCGACGGCACCACCACGGTGGTCACCCTCATCCACGAGGGGCTGACTAACCTCGACATCCTGCGCTTCGGCGTGGCCACCAACTCAGTGGCAACCGAGCTGCTGACCACCCTGCTCGTCAACACGCCCATCCGCATCTATTCCGACGCCCTGGAGACGACGGGCACGAGGCTGGAGGTCTGCCTGGACTACGTCGTCTCCCATACCGGAGGGACGGCGACGGGATGAAGATCCGCGTCATATTCCCGGGCGGCAACCGCTACAAGAAGGACGACGGCACCATGGGCTTCTGGCCTCCCGGCGCCGTCGTGGAGACCAGCGACGGCTACGGCGCCCTGCTCATCCATCAGGGGCGCGCCGTGGCCGTCGCAGAAGAGCCGGAGGCCGTCATCGAGACGGCCGAGGCGGCACCGGCACCCGAACGCGCCGTCAAGCGCACCACGAAGCCAAAGCCTCGTACCCGAAAGTAGGAGCTTTTTGCTATGGCAGACACCAGTATCCGCGTCGGTTCTACCGGCGTAGTCAAGAAGATCGTCGACTTAGGCGACGGTACCTACGCCGACGCCGTCGCCAGCGTACCATCGGCGGCTGGCCAGACGCCCAACCAGCTCACCCAAGACCTCGCCAGTGCTGCCAGCCTGCTAGGCAAGATCGGCACAGTACCCGCATCGACCGGCGTGCTGTACGTCCGCTGTCCTTGCGACGACAAGGCGTACAGCAAGGTGGACTGGGTCGTTAAGTCCGACCGCTCGCACACGGTGCAACTCTACCGCGCCAAGACCATCGTCGACTCGGCCACAATCACTCTGCTTACCATGGCCGATGCGGACACCCCCGTCCTCAACGGCGTCTCACTCGTCGGCGAGAGTACGGCCGGGGACATCCTGCGCGCGGGCAGCAAGTTCGAAGCCACCGCCGGCAACGGCGCCGCGGACATCACGAACGCTACCGACCTCTGCGCGCTCATCAACGGCGGCGTCTACGTCACCGCGGCCACGGTGGTGGCAGGCAACGCGATCACCATCACGCACAACGGCAGCGACTACACTTACACCGCCGCCGACGGCACCGCCGTCCTGGCGACTCGGGTCTTCTCCGATGACACGAGCAACACGGCTACGATGGTCTCGCTGGCTGCTGGTATCAACGCCAAGGCCAACATCACCTGCACCACGGCGACGACTACGGGTGTTGGCCCTTACGTCACCATCAACGGCCTTGTCTACACGGGCGCGGCGGCCGAGGTCTTGACTACGCGCACCTTCCACGGCGACTCGGGCAACGCCAGCACCTGCGCTACAAGCCTGGCCGCCTGCATCAATCACCGCGACACAATCACCCTGACGAGTGCCGTGGCCAACGACAGCGTCACGGTTACCTCGACGCTGGCATCCGGTATCGCCAAGGCCATCACCTACACCGCCAAGGCGGGCGTCTCGCAGATCGCGCGCAACCGTTTCTCCATCGACACCAGCGACACCGCCGCGGCGCACGAACTCTGCGCCTGCATCAACGACGTCACCTACGGCCACGGTGCCACGCTGATCGCCACGCACGCTGCCGGCGTCGTGACCATAAAGCAGCTTCTACCGACCACCACGATTACCACGGCGACGGTCGTCGGCTCAACGCGCGTCGCCTGCGTCGCCGGCAAGGGCGTCCCCGGCGTGACGGCCGTGGCTGCCACTGCGGTCGTGAACCTCACACGCGACAACGTCAACGTCCCGGAGATCACACTGACGAGCAGCAGCGGCACAATCCTGGCTGTCAAACCGGCCTATGGCATTCCCGGCGTCACCGCGTCCTCGAACGTCGCCGAGTTGCGTCTTGTCAGCGACTGGGACCTGCCCATCAACGTCACCGAAAACGCCGCCACGCTCTCCTGGGGCGAGTTCGGCGTCCCCGGCGTCTATGCGACGAACCAAGCAGCCAGCACCGAGGCGGCCAACGCCGTCGTCACCGTCGTGCCCAAGGCGCGCAGGGGCTACGGCGCGGCAACTACCATCCAGCTCGTCGGCGTCACCACCACGGGCGTTGTCGCCACCAACACGAAGGCGTCACTCATCGCCGACGGCGCCGTGAGCGGCACCGTGGCCGTCAACTCGACCACCGCCGGCACCCTCTACTCGCAGACCATCAACGGCTGGCCGCAGGCATATCTCGGCTTCACCAACAACGACGCCGGCGGCGCGGGCACCATCACCGTACAGGCTACCAAGGTCGTGTAATGGCCCTCTTTTCCGTAGCCGAGGCGCGCGCCTTCGATAAGGGCCAACTGGCCGAGTTCGAGTCGGCCGACATCACGGCGGCCGAGGTGCGCATCAACGCGCAGTTCACGCGCATCTGCGCCGTAGCCTTCGAGCCCACCAACGTCACCGACGAATACCACGACGGCAGCGGCACGGCGCTACTCATGCTCGATTGCCACAACCCGCTGCGCGAGACGCCCGCTAGACCGGTGACGCTCACCGCTGCCAGCGTCGACGGCACGGCACTGACAACGGACGACATATCGACCACCGACTATGACGTCGGAATGGCCGTCTACGCCGACCGTCTGGTGCGCCGCGGTGACGTCTGGGAGGCGGGATCGCAGAACGTGGCCGTCTCCTACACGCATGGCTACCTGGCAGTGCCCGATGCCATCAAGCGCGCCGCGCTGCTGGTCTGCCTCTCGGAGATGCTCACCAGCGACCTGGCGCGGGCGGCGACGTCCTACTCCGACGGTGAGGCGTCCTACACGCTCTACACGCCCGGTTCTAACCGCGGCTTCGAGTACGCCCTGCCCGAGGTCAACGCCATCCTGGGCCAGTTCCGCGAAGACATGCCCGGAGTCGCCTGATGGGCGTCTCCTCGATACCGGCGTTCCTGACGGCGTTCTGCGACGATCTGGGCGACGAGTTCTCGTCCAGCGACGTCTCCGTGTTCTCCGGCGAGGTACCGGTCGAGGAGCGCGGCAACATCTACGTGCAGGTCGGCGACGGCCCCATCGAGGCCGCCGCCGAGTATCCCAACATCGACGACCTGGTCTGCGAGGAGAGCTACGACGTGCCCTGCACCATCGCCGTGCTCATCCCCGGCGGCGGCGAGGAGACGGCGCTGGAGGCGCGCGACAAGGCCTTCGACATCCTCGACACGGTGCACCATCAACTCTCAGGCAACGACACCGC